GCAGCTGATCAAGAGTACTTGACCAAAAATTATCCGCTTCCTATGGATTTTGACAGCCGGATGCAGCGCGCAATGGATCTCGGATACGACATGGACGTGTTTTACCGGGGAACGCCGCGTCCTATGAATGCGGAGCGGCCAAGCGACGTGTGGAGTAGCGACAACCCTTACGTCGGGTCAACTTATTCAGCATACAGGCCAGAACCACTAAATGTGCCGTATCAAGGTGGCGCCGTTCTAACGCCTGTTGTAACGCGCCCAGGGAATGCCGCAGTTATTGATGCAAAGGGCAACCTGTACGGATTGATCCCGCACAGCTCTGTCGCGGAGGCAGGACTTGTGCCGCCTAGCGGTAAGCCTGACGCTGTGTCAAAAACGTTCGCGACAAATCAGTTGCGTGATATGGCGTTGGATTATTCTCCGCCTCGTGGTTATGATAGCGTGGAATTTCAAAACATCATTGATCGCGGCTCGCAGCAGCTCGGAACGTTTTCTAAGAAGGATGGAAGGTTAATACCTGACATTGAAGCTCAAAAGGCGGCAAGCGTACCATCTAGAGTGCGCGTTGGGCTTCCGGAAGACATGCGGAGTATCTTTGGTCGCTTTGATCCGGAGATGCGTCATCTGCGTCATTTGTCTTCCAGTGTTGTCGCAGGAGCTGGTTTGCCGTATATTATTGAAAAGTACTTAGAAGAGGCAGCCAATGAGTAACGCAGCAGGCAGAATAGTTTTGAACGCATTACGCGGCGCCAAAGACGAGATCATTGACCCGCTGGAGAGCTTTTTGCGTCCCGCAGGATCTGACCCTCGGTATCGTGGTGCAGCGCCAAATCGTACGACGAGTTACCAGCGTTATGAGCCACGCAAGACGCCGGAAAGAATGGCGCGCTTGCAAGCGCAGCTAGAGGACGAAGCAAGCCCGTTGGTTGCGAAGATCACTGAGTACGTTGAGAAGGGCAAGACTTTAGACGGCGAAGATTGGTATAACACCGAGGAGCTGCGTGATTGGTTTGTTGGCGTGCATGGGCCCGAAGAGGGTGACAAGCGCTGGCGTGATTTCGGTCGGCTTGTTGGAACGACGTCGACGGGATCAAAGGTTCCGCCGAATATCCGCAACGCGTCTTTTTACATGGCCTTGAGCCCGGAAGATCGTGTGCGCGTCGGCACGGCGGTTGCGCAGGGCGGAGGAACGCCTGCGGCGGTCGCAAAGAAGCTTGGCATCCGAGTGCCTAACATGCCCGACAACTACCAGTACGGCCACAAGATGCAGCGAAACCAGGCGAGCAACGTTGTTTCTTATGAATCGGGCGGGTGGAACCCTGAGATCCCTGAGGGTTTGAGCGGGACGGAGCTGAACGATTATCTGAAGGCCAACCCGAAAGTGAAGGGGTTTGGCAATGACTTGCTTGGCGACGATAAGAATATCGCAGCGGATAAGCATTTTATGCGTATTTTAGCTATGGGTGACGGCGGGGGAGACTTCCTGTCGGCGCAGGCGCAATTGTCGGCTGAAAATTTTGACGTTGCCGCGAGCGCGATTGGGCCGCGCAACATCAAGAAATACGTCGCGACGCGTATGGTAAACGGCAAGCCTGTTCGCGAGGTGAACCTGAAAAAAGCGTTTAAAGATGGCAAGCTGAAAGATCCGTCAGTGTTTCAGGGCATCCCGACTGCGTGGGCTGACACGCCGAGCGGCACTGAGTATGCAGAGCTGGAGCGGCTGGCTGGGATTATGGCAAAGCGGTTTGGCATGACGCCATCGCAGTTCCAGGCATCTCTCTGGATGGGCGCAGGAGACGTCACAGGGCTTGCTGACGAGAGCCAAGGCACATTTATGCAGCTACTACGCGGAGCGATCAATAAGCGCGCTGCGGAGCGCGGTATTGAGCCACGCGACATGCTGATGGACTTTATACAAAATAGAGCAGTACTCTCCGCGCCATTTGCAGCTCCTCTGGCAATAGGCGCGATGCGAGAGCAGGGGCCGCGATAATGGCTAATCTCCCTCCCTATATGCAGTCTGGTTATCGCGGCCTCGATTATTTTGGGTATCCGCAATTTGTTGACGATGATGGCAATTTAGTGAGCCGAAATCCGGATACTTTGTCCGCTAGGCGACCTGCGGTTGCTGAACTTGCGGAGGATTATCTAGCAGGCAAGGGCGTTCCTCGTTCTTCGTCGCGTTCGTTCTTTGGCGGCGCACAGGTAGGGGCGACAGATCCGCTGACGCGTTTTGTAGGTAACGCCGGCCTAGCGAGCTTGCTGCCGGTCACGTCAACCGCTTATGGGGCTGCTAAGGTCGCAAATCAGGAGCCTGACGGCTTTATTGATTTAGCGCTGGCACCGTTAGACTTTTACGGCCTCCGCCATGCCTATCGTACGGCGCGCCAGGCGCCGGAACTTGTGGAACTCCCTAACACAAGCCCCGCCGGGCGATCATACTTTCAAGACATCTTGAAGCGTGCGCAGGATAGCCAGGGGCCGATAGGCAAGCAGGTCGACGTTTACGCGCCTGAAGAGTATGAGGGAATGACATTAATGGCGAGTCCGAATGCCGACGCCGGATTTGCGATTACGCCAGAGGGAGAGATCGTTTCTTTGGTGAAAGGCGCCGACAGCCCTATCAAGGGCTTTGCGTCAAAAGCGCTAGCGGCTTCAGCGCCGCACGGGGGCGTGTTCTTGAATGCGTTTGACACGTATTTAACAGATCTATACAGCAAGGCTGGTTATCGGGCAGTGTCGCGAATTCCATTTGATGAAGATGTTATGCGGGAAAGCATCGGGGATGAAGCGACAGACGCCTTTATGGAGGCCACAAAGGACTTCAACGAAGGTCAGCCTGACTTAGTGTTTATGGTGAAAGATCCTGACACAACATCGTATGTGCGAGGCGAAGGAGAAATGCTAGATGATTACATGGATGCGCGAGGTCGTTTGGACCCGGATATTGAACGTCAGAGAGATGCTTACGAGGAAGACATCTTACGACGCCTACGAAATCTATCCTCAAGATGACGTCATACGGGACATTCCGAGGCGATACATTGAGGGCTTAAAGCGTAGAGACGCTGATAAAAAAGGAAAGTAATATGGCCCAGGACATGTCCTTTGACGACTTTTTTGAGACGATGGATGACATCGAGCTGCAGGGGATCTTGCGTAAAGAGATCGACGACGCAGTTGACTATGTCGACAATTGGGTAAGTCCTATCCGCTCCCAAGCGACTAAATATTATCGCGGTGAGCCGTTTGGCGATGAAGAGCCTGGACGTAGCCAGGTTGTTTCTATGGACGTGCGTGACACGACGCAAGCTATTATGCCGTCATTGATGCGTATCTTTCACGGGAACGAAAAAACGGTGCAATATGTCCCGCAAGGCCCGGAAGATGTCGCGATGGCAAAGCAGGCTACTGACTACGTTAACTACATCGTAAATCGCGATAATAACGGCTTCCTCGTGACGCACGCAGCGTTCCAGGATGCGCTTGTGCGTAAGGTCGGTATCATTAAGGCGTTTTGGGATGACCGAACTGAATTCGAAACGCATAATTTCACTGGTCTAGACGACGAAGCGCTTGCCAAGTTAATGGCGGATGATAGTGTTGAGGTTAATGTTTTACAGTCAGAGACGTTTGGGGAGCCAAGTATAGATGAAATGGGGCAGATGGTCATGCCGCCACAAGTTCATGCTGTACAAGCGACGTACTCGCGTCCGAATGGCCGCGTTAAAATCGAAGCTGTTCCGCCGGAAGAATTCTTAATTTCCCGCGAAAGCAAGTCGATCCGTGAATCAGATTATGTCGGTCATCGTCGAGTGCTGACAATATCTGAGCTAGTGCAGATGGGTTATGACGCTGATTTATTTGAAGATGTTGGCAGCGTTCACGATGACATGGAAATGAACATTGAGCGCACGACACGTAACCCGGCATTGCAAAACGAAATGAACCAGCGTGACGACGATGCCATGCGCAAGGTTCTGTATGTGGAATCGTATATACGTGTCGACTTTGATCAAGACGGCATCGCGGAGCTCCGAAAAATTTGCACTGCTGGGAGTTCAAACAAAATCATCATGAATGAGGCTGTCGACATCGCCCCGTTTTGCTCATTTTGCCCAGATCCAGAAGCGCACGATTTCTTTGGCATGTCTGTAGCTGATTCAGTTATGGATATTCAGCGCATCAAGTCATCTGTCATGCGCAACACTCTTGATAGCTTGGCGATGTCTATTCATCCGCGTTTGACGGTCACTGAAGGTATGGTGTCTATAGAAGACGCAATGAATACTGAAGTGGGCGCGATTATTCGTCAGCGAGCACCAGGTCAGGTGCAAAGCTTGTCTATGCCGTTTGTTGGGCAGCAAGCGTTTCCTGTCCTGCAGTACTTAGACGAAGTTAAAGAGGCGCGCACGGGTATCACGAAAGCTTCGCAGGGTCTGGACAGCACTGCTTTGCAGTCAACTACTGCCTCGGCGGTAAACGCGACTGTTACGCAAGCGCAGCAGCGCATTGAGCTGATTGCTCGAATATTTGCCGAAACGGGCATGAAGGATCTTTATACGATGATCCTGAAGCTTATCGTGAAGCATCAGGACCAGCCGCGTATGGTCCGGTTTAATGAAAATTTCCAACAAATTGATCCGCGCGCATGGAATGCCAATATGGACGTTTCTGTCAATGTTGCGCTTGGACGCGGCACGGATCAAGATCGCATGGCGATGCTTATGCAACTAGGAAACATGCAAAAAGAAGCGGTGCAGCAAATGGGTCCAATGAACCCAATTACTGACATTGCTAAACTAACAAACACAATGCGTGAGTTTGCAAACCTGGCTGGGTATAAAGACGCAAGCATGTTCTTTAATGATCCGGAAACCTATCAGGCGCCTCCGCCGCAGCCGCCAAAACCAGATATTAATGAGCAGCTTATTGCGGTGCAGATACAAGAGATCCAGGCAAACATGCAGAAGAAAGCTGCGGAATTGCAGATTGAGCAGGAACGTATCCGCATGGAAGATGACCGCAAGCGCGATGAGCTTGATGCGGAGCTATTTATGAAAGCAGCGGAAATGCAGGCAAAATATGGCACTCAAATGGATGTTGAAAAGATAAGATCTGAAATGCAGATCAATCGCGAGGTCTTGAAGGCACAAAGCGACGTTATAAAAGGTTCCTTAGATGACTAACTTACAAAAGGTTATTGACGATGGTACCAAAGCGCGACGTCTTCTTGAAGACAGCGATTTATTAGAATTCTTGGCGGAAGTAGAGGACGGCTGCGTGATGCAGTGGAAGACTACAAAGCCGGATGATCAAGCCAACAGAGAAATGGCTTATGCAAAATTGCTTGGTGTACAAATGGTAGAATCTTTCCTGAAGGCAAAGGTGGATTCAGCCACTATTGCCTTAAATCGCAAATGATAGCATAATACGGAGAGACTTATGGCAGAAACCAGTAACCCACAAGGGATTGGATTGTCAGAGGCACAAAATGCA